CACCATATTCTTGTGGAACATCCACTTAAAATCTACGCCTGATCCATCGCTGTTGGATACAAACTCAACGTCAGCGGCCAGTGGTATAATGTAGCCAACGGAAAGGGCATCAAGAAATGGATTGCATCTTTTTATGGTTGATGTTTGAAGACCTTGATTTCCCAGCTTCATAGGCAAAGCCTTGAACCAGTCTGGAATGTTCTTCTTGGAAGGATACGGAGTTGGAATTATCCCATAGTCCTCCTCGGCGCATAGGAACTCAATCTCGTCGTTTTTAAACGCGCTCTTAAACATTAGTTCTGACCATTTCCCCGCTTGTAATATATCTGACCGCCCTTAACAGCCAGTATGCACCTAGAAACCTCGCGCTCGCCCATAAGTATATGGTCGTCGTGAAGGTTCAACTTCTCGTTGTTATTTATCCAATCCCTTTGATACTGAGGAAGCCGGTCGAAGGCCGACATAACGGCCCTGCGCCTGCTCTCGTCTACCACGTTACCGTAATTGTACCAGAACCACCACCCGATCCTACGGTGACGGAGATTTGTTGGAAGGGATAAACCTGAGATGCGGTGGTGTTACTTGTGGGGGCTACAGAACCAGAATTGCCAGCGCCGCCAGCGTTGAAAGACCCTGCGTTACCAGAAGTTGCGCCTGTACCCGCCGAGCCGGTAGTACCTGCATTACCGTTAGCCCCGGCATTACCGGGACTACCAGCCGCACCAGCATTTGCACCAGTGCCATTAGCGCCGGTATTACCGGCATTGCCGTTGGCCCCAGCGTTGCCCGGAGAGCCTGCACTACCGCCAGTCGCACCGTTGCCGTTTGCGCCCGTAGTACCTGCGTTACCGTTTGCTCCAGCATTGCCCGGATTACCCGCGCCGCCGCCAGTAGCACCGCTGCCGCCGCCGCCGGGATTGCCACCTGCACCAGTGCTGCCAGCGTTACCGGGACTGCCGTTACTATAGCAACCACCGCCTGCGCCGCCGTTGCCAGCACCTGAATTATTACCCGCACCACCGGGGCAACCGCCACCACCACCAAATCCGCCACCACCGCCGCCACCGCCAGCACCGCCGCCTGTGCCGCCGGGGTTACCTCCAGCGCCCGGATTACCCGCACCGCCCGCGCCGCCGCCGTTACCGCCGTTACCATTACTACCGGGATTGCCCGCGTTACCCGTCGCACCGGGGTTACCTGCATTGCCGCGTGCGCCACCAGCGCCGCCATTACCATTGGTGCCGGGATTGCCCGAATTGCCTGTAGCGCCGGGATTGCCAGCATTACCCCTTGCGCCACCAGCGCCACCAGTACCGTTATTACCGGGATTGCCGGGGTTCCCGGTGCCGCCCGGATTGCCCGCAGCACCTCCAGTGCCGTTGGCACCCGTTCCAGCAGTTCCGCCATTACCGCCAGCGCCGCCAGCAAAGTTCGCTATGTTACCAAAAGTTGTCGCGTTCCCCGTATTACCGGGATTGCCGACATTGCCGTTTGCAGCGCCCGTGCCTGCGTTACCATTTGCGCCAGCATTACCCGGACTGCCCGCAGAACCAGCCGTAGCGCCCGTACCGTTAGCACCTGTGTTACCAGCATTTCCGTTCGCACCAGCATTTCCGGGGCTACCCGCAGAACCCGCCGTAGCGCCACTGCCATTGGCACCTGTGTTTCCTGCATTCCCGTTTGCCCCTGCGTTACCCGGAGAGCCTGCGCTACCGCCTGTAGCACCGCTGCCGCCGCCACCAGCATTACCCGGATTTCCGTTCGCGCCAGCATTACCCGGATTACCGCCGCTACCGCCTGACCCACCACCACCACCACCGCCGCCACCGCCGCCGGGGGTAAAATTACAGCAACCACATTGAAAACCGTTACCACCGAAACCGCCTACACCACCACCAGTAGAACCACCATTACCGCGATTACCACCGGAATTTGGGAAAAAGTAGGCAGAACCTGCGTTACCTCCGGGGTTACCGCCAGCGCCGCCACAGCCACCAGAAATGCCGCCACCGCCGCCGTTACCACCCGCACCGCCACCGCCGCCGTTGCCACCGTTGCCGTTACTGCCGGGATTACCTGAGTTACCTGACGCACCGGGGTTACCTGCATTGCCGCGTGCGCCACCTGCGCCACCGTTGCCATTAGTGCCGGGATTACCTGAGTTACCTGTCGCACCGGGGTTGCCTGCATTTCCCCGTGGGCCGCCAGCGCCACCCGTGCCGTTATTGCCGGGATTTCCTGAGTTACCTGTTGCGCCCGTATTACCGGCATTACCCCCTGCACCGCCAGCACCACCCGTGCCGTTGTTGCCCGGATTACCAGCGTTTCCAGCAGTACCGGGATTACCGGCACCGCCCGCATTGCCCGCTCCACCACGCCCAGACAAATTAACGCTGTACACTCCAGTCGGAACAGTAAATGTCCCCGAAGTGTTGAAGGTCTGGCTGCTGGACCCGACGCTAGTCGAGCCGAGGTGGGGCAGAGGCATTGTTAGGCACCACTCGTCGATCCTGATGGACGCCCCACGGCGTAAAGTTCAGCGATATTAGACGACTGAATGTTTTTCAGCCCTATAATTACAGCCTTCGGCCACTGCTCAAGCGGCAGTGCGTCGTCGCATTTGGTGTAAAACAGGAACGGAAACTCGTTGAAAGTATGCAGACCGTCTTCAAACACCCAATTGTTCAGGGGCGGGAAGACCTCCACATGCTGCTCAGGGTCGGCGTAATTGAGCCAGTTGTATTTGATGCCAAGACTATCTAGGTGCGCCTTAGCCTTGTAGCTATCGCTCGTCTCATCTTCGACCCACTTCAAGGTATCGTGTTCGACACCATCGGGGGTTGTCACCTTTGTCGGAACCTGAACATAGGTCACGGCGGTGTTGAGATAGATAGCGTCAATTTTAGTAAATGCCATGGTGGCCTCCTTCCTTACAAATTAGCCAAAGACAGCGAGCCATAATACGTCGTGCCGCCGTCAAACGTGATGAAGTTGAAAATATCTACTTTGCCAACCGTTGTTGTCAGGGAAGGAGTCGAATTATTAGGGAACTTTACAGAAGCAGGCCAAGTGGCCGTGTAGGAACCCGATCCGCCCTGCTTGATGGCGATCAGGAAGTTAGACGTTGTGCCGCTAGTAGCGGGGTTTGAGAACGTGAACGTAGTGCTACCCGTCAGGGTTATATTCACGACGTTGGCTACCGCCATATCAACGGTAAATGTGCCGGTGACCGTTGCGTTTGTTGTGGTAACTTCACGATAGGCAGCAAACGTAGGTTGGGTAACCAGCGCGACAACTGTACCCGTACCACTTGTGGAGTAAGACGTACCCCAAGCCGATCCGGTCGAGTTAGCAATACCAACGCCCGGATACGTTGTGGGGCCGGTTGACCCAGTGGGTCCAGTGGGGCCATCTATGCCGTTAGAGCCGGTTGGCCCAGTCGGGCCAGTTGCGCCAGTGGAGCCGGTCGGACCCGTAGGCCCATCAATACCATTAGAGCCAGTTGGGCCGGTTGGACCTGTGGGGCCAGCAACAGTGCTATTAGCACCTGTTGGGCCAGTTGCACCTGTAGGACCAGTTGGGCCAATAGTAGTAGAGGCTGCTCCAGTAGGACCAGTTGGACCAGTATCTCCAGTAGGACCGGTGGGACCCACAACCGTACTTGCTGCGCCAGTTGGGCCAGTTGGGCCAAAGTCGCCAGTGGGACCCGTTGGACCTACGACACTGCTAGGTGCGCCCGTTGGGCCAGTGGGGCCAAAATCCCCAGTCGGGCCGGTGGGGCCTACAACGGTGCTGGCAGCGCCTGTTGGGCCAGTGGGACCAGTGGGTCCTGTGGGACCAACAACATTGCTTGCTGCGCCAGTTGGGCCAGTGGGGCCAAAATCACCTGTGGGACCAGTGGGGCCAACAACGGTGCTTGCCGCACCTGTTGGGCCAGTGGGACCAGTGTCACCAGTCGGGCCTGTGGGACCAACAACATTGCTTGCTGCTCCAGTAGGTCCCGTGGGACCAAAGTCACCAGTAGGACCAGTAGGACCCACAACAGTGCTAGGTGCGCCTGTTGAACCAGTCGGACCGGTTGGGCCAGTGTCCCCAGTCGGACCAGTGGGTCCGGCAACAGAACTGCCAGCACCAGTCGGGCCAGTAGAGCCAGTCGGGCCGGTGGGGCCTGTTACGCCAATAATACCGGTTGGGCCAGTGGGACCAGTGTCACCAGTCGGGCCTGTGGAGCCGGTAGAGCCTGTTGGCCCCTGCGGACCAAGGCCACCCTGATTACCCTGCGGACCCGTAGGACCGGTCGCGCCATTAGTGCCATTAGCGCCAGTAGGACCTACATTGCCCTGAGAGCCAGTCCCTCCCGTGGGACCCGTGGGGCCTGTAGGACCCGTAGCGCCAGTATTGCCGCCGCTGCCGGGGATACCCTGCGGTCCAGTGCTTCCGGTAGGGCCAGTCGGCCCGGTTGGCCCAGTAGGGCCTGTGGCACCCATAGCGCCAGTGGGTCCCGTAGGAGCCGTAGCAAGGTCGGCAACGTCCTGTGTAGTCGTGCGTACAGATACGCCAGCCTGCACAATTTCCAGTTCCTCGGTTCCCGTAAGGGCAATTGCCGGACCTAGATTCGGGATTTGGACGACACTCATGTCAGCGGACCTGTCTTTGGCACTTCCGTATTATCATATGGCAGGCCCGGATCATTATTACCCGGAGCAATCGGGTTAGTACCCGGCTCCTCATTAAGACCGCCCGGCGGCTCGCCTGTCTGCTGAGTAACGCGGGTTTTATCATCCTCCGTAATACGCCGACTACCACCCGGAACCGGAATCCCAGTAGGATAATTGACCGTATTCTGACCGGAAGTGTACCGGATATTAGTTTCGCTATCCACAAGCCATTCAACGCGCGGGTTCTGAATCGGAACCGGATCAGCCGGAACAACGATAGCGCGAAGCTGCTGTTGGGGAGAGTCGTAACAGGTATTGCAAACTAGAAGCCTGATATTCATCAGGGCAGCGCCGCGCCAGTCAAACTGCCAGCGCAGGTTTACATGGTTGTACCAAATCCCGCACCGGTCACAGACCGCAAAGGCGTTTGGATTGCTTGCGCTTGTCCTTGCCCGTCCAGATTTTGATGCATAGGCCATGGGCTACGGCCTATAATAACCGGAAATCTGCGGGGAAATGTACTGCTGCGCCTGCTCGACGTTCTGGCGGGCGGCAATATCATAGCTTTGATCAGCTACAGCCTTCAAAGCTGGAGCAATCTGGGGGTTCCAGATTTTAGCCAGCCGGAAGGCCAGACCATCAGCAAAGGCTTCCAACCACAGATACGGGATTTCTACTGTCTGGCCGCTGATAAAGTTAGCGTCCTGAATTTGGCGGACCCGGTAATACTTGAGATACTGGGCGCTTGTACCATCCGGCACCGGCCACAAGGTAATCGTGGGAGAAATCAAACGGTCAAACCAGAAGGTAGTCGTGAAGCCCTCCTGCTCCTTATTGGGGTAAGAAGCGTATTCCGTGCGCGAAATCGGCAGAATAATACGGTCAATTGGCTGTGAAGCCCCGTTGTCAATTTCCATATAGGCGTCAAGGATCATGACGGTATTACCGTCAACATTGTACGTTGCCTGCCCCTGCACCAGAGGCACCGAAATCAGATCAACCGCCCATAGGTTAACGCCTTGGTTAGCCCAAGACGCCAGCATCATGTTGGTCGCCATCTTAGCGGCCTGCATATGCTCCTGTAGCAGCGCGGTGTTCCGCATCCCCGCCATATTATAGGCGTAGAGGGTCAGTTCACCGAGGCTAGGGTTGAAGGCATATGTGCCACTTGTAGTCAAACCGGCCCCCTATCGAGTCCCAGCCTGCACAATGGTCAACGTCCAGACACCAGTACCGGCAAGGTAAATACAGATTGCCTTGCACGGAATGGTGAACGCACCACTAGCCGTTGCGTTAAGGTTAGACAAGTTCGGCGCATCAAACCAAGTTGCCGAGGCGGCGGTGTATCCGGCGTCCATGGGGTCATCGAATGAATATTGAACGCTACCGGTGGTACTTCCACTTATTTCCTCAGCAGCAACACCAATGTTAAACGGGTTCAAGAAGTTATCGACCGCGATCACAGCGCGGCCAGCATTAGTCTGAGTTACTGTAATGGGCGTCATTTGCCTTTACCTTTTGTAAGCCCTGCGCGAGCAGCGGTAATGTTATCTACCATATTGGGATATGGCCTCCCGGCAGCGCGGGCCTTTGCCTTAGCAGTCTTAACGCCCTTAACGCTCAAATCTTTGTGCCGAACATTATCTGGAACGGGTTTATCCCAGAAGTTCTTCTCACGAGGTTTTTTCCGGTCAACCATATCAGCACTTAACGTCCCAGCGTTTTAGGGCAAGGTTAATACGACTATTAGGATCATGCGCGGTCTTAGCGGAGGTTAGCTTTTCCTTCATTCCGCACATGCGAGTCCTGAAGTTGTCCCGCCTCTGTGAGGCTGCTGGGCTTTTATTTGCCTCAGCAGCCGTCACAGGACGTTTTATGTTATGGCCTTCAGCACGGAGAGATTGACGGCCCTTTTCGTTCAGGCCACCAGAAGGGCTTTTGCCTTCTTTTCTCGTCCAAGCACCAGACATAATTACCTCAAGAAAGTGGGGGGGCCGAAGCCCCCACACCCCACTAATTATTCCAGATCGGCAGGAAGCCTTGCTTTGAGTTCTTCAACTTGATCTTTCAAAGATTTGTTCTCTTTGAAAAGTTTAGCTGCTTGTCCCATAGCAACGTCTCTCTGACCGGCCAACATATGAACCAGAAACTCAATCTCTGGGTCGGGATGCGTAATCATTAGCTAGTGACGATTTGCCAGTTGCCTGAAGCGTCCACGACGAACAGCTTACCAGCCGTTGAGTCGATGCCAAGCGAACCAATGCCAAGGCCAGAAGCAGTGCCGTCAACAACTGAGGTGACAACTTTAATCACAACATTGCCGTTGGCAGCATCTTTAGCCAAACGGATTTGAGCAATCCCGTAAGGTTGCAGGCCGGACGGAGCGCCCGTATCCAGCATGTTCAAGTCCAAGCCGAAGCTAAAGCCGCTGCCGCCAGTGCTGTTGGTCATCGAGATGCCAAAACCAGCAGTAGCTGTCGTCAAGCCACCGTCGCCGTCGAGGAACGCCATAACCGCCGCGTTGGCAGTCGTCGTCGTGTTGCCAATAACGCCTAAAACGCCCACTTTAGGGTACGTCGAAGCATTGCTGCCTGTGACGAGGTAACGGCCCATCACGCCAATGTAATAATTGGAGGTAGCAGTCAAATTAGAACCATAAACCTGACCCTTTACGCCTTGGGCGCTCGAAGGAGCCGTATTGGTGCTGCTGCCAAAAGGAGAAACTGGGTTGATTGTGCTGAGAACGGCAGCGAACGGGGTCGCCGTATTGGTGCCGGTTACAGTCACATACGGCTGGCTATCCGTGCCAACAATAAAACCATTTTCCGACAGGACCGGACCCGTAAAATGCGTGTTAGCCATTAAAATATCCTCACATGCGAGTTAGGCACATCTGTCTGCATGTCGTCAGCCGGGGCTGTCAGATGCACCGGGATACCCCGGAAAAACCCCCCCACCAGTTTCCCAGTGGAGGGATAATTTAGTTTGAATTAGTCGATTTCCGTAGTCTTGTGACCCTTGGGGGACGTACCCGCATGGGCCGAAGACAGCGGCGACTTATCCGAACCGGCGCGACCGCCAGACTTGCGGGCCTTACGACCAGCGTGAGCCATGGAATTGCCACCATGAACCTTGCCGACACTCTTCTTCTTCGCACGGCCACCCGACTTACGCTCTTCAGCTTCGTCGTTGACATTGCTCTGATAGGTGTAGCGCATGTTCTTGGTCTTCAAGTCCTGCTCATACTCCTTAGTGCCAGACTTAGGGGAGTCCATTTCCCCACCGTTAGCCTTACCTTTGCGACCTTTCATGGGTCTCTCCTGAAAAATGGGGCCTCCCCGGTTAAGGGGAGGCTTACCGATTACGAGGTTGGGAACGAACCGAAGATTGAACGGAAGTTGTAGTAGCCGAACGAATAACGCTCGTAACCCTTCACAAGCAGGTTGTCGGTAACAAAATCGACCTGCATGTCGGTTTCAAACTTTACACGTTCCATATACGACAGACCGTCAATGTTGGTCAGCAAGAACCACGCATAGGGCGAGGTCAGGAAGTCGTTGACCATGTACGATTCCGGCAGACCGCCAGCGGTCATGAGAATCGCATTCACATCATTGTCCGCACTACCCGGACGCAGTTCCGTCTTGCACAGGCGGATAGCAACCGGCTCCAACTGGGGAGGAACAACCAGCTTACGACCACGGGCGAAGACCTTCAGGCCAGCCTGATCTTTGAAGTTCGTGCGGATTGCGATCATCGCATTCAGCAGCGTGGCTTCGTTAAGATCAACCTGAGTTGTTGGCGTATTCGCCACAGTGCCGCCAGTGATCGGATGGTTGAGGGAGCAAAGAGCCACCCCGTCACCGCCAATGGAAGCATTGTAGGTTTCAGCAGTATTCAGGAGGTTCGCGCCGTAGATTTCCTTGGTCTGCTGAAAGGATTCGATCAGGCCGAGGTTGGACGGGTGGAACTGGGTCTTATACAGGTTGTCGTCAACAGCCTTGCGAGTGATCGCGTAGCCGAGGCCGATTTCCGTATGTTCCTGATTGTAGATAAAACGCTCACCAGCGTTATTATCGAACGCAGTCTGACCACCTTCGGTCTTCAACTGAGCCAGACCGAGGTACTGCATTTCGGCAGTACGTTCGAGGGCCATGTTCGAGTTATGCTTGGTGAAGATTTTATCGTACTGAGACGGGATCATCTCGTACTTGCCTTCTACGCCGCGTAGGCCGGGGAGCAAAAGGTCTTTAATCGCACTAAGATTAACAGCCATTGGTCAAACTCCTTTAGCTGATGCCGGTCGG